TTCTGATACTGCGGCATATTGTAGCCTCCTATAAAGTAGTAACTACTCGAATGTCGATAGGCACGTTGTAACAACTACCATCCGGCTCCGAGATTAAGCCGCCCGCGTTTACCAAAGATACCCGCGCGGCCGCGAATCCATTGTTGATACCATAGTTTCCCATAGCATCTGTTCCGATAAAAGTATCAAGCACAATGTCTGCCAAGTCACGCGCCGCACGTGGCGTCGCTGCCCTGCAGTTGACCGAGAATACCGGCGACTCTATCCCGCGCCCGCGACCAGCTCCAGCAATGTCGTAATAGTTTACAGCCGGCAACGTTGTCCCGATAGGCCGTAAACCATACGTCACTCTAGTGCTAGTAATCGCGGTGACAGCGGTTGTATTTAATAGTGTCCATCCGACAAACTGGTCTGCTGTCATTTCAAATATTCCTTAAATGCCATTTTCCCGTTATGCTCTACAATAGTCAAGGCCTCACCTTTAGCTATAGCAAGAGCAGGACGCAAGAAAGATTGCGCGTCTGTTTTGACAGTTCCATATTCCATATACGGTGCATAGTCAACCGATGTACCAACATATACCTCACCAAGCCTTGTTGGCGCTTCAATTGGCTTATCTCCAAACTTAGTAACAGGTGAAGTCTTTAATCCAACTTGTGCAACGGTATGTATACTTCCAGCCAGCCGCCCAGTGTCAACAGGCGCAAGGCTTTTAGCCTGGCCCTCTACATATAAACCAATCTCAAAAGCTGACTTACCAGCCATTTGATTTGCAATGCGTTTAATCTGTTCACCAAGCCAAGTTTGGTCGATTATCAGGCTACCTTCTTTTCGGCGTTGCGTTACTGTTGCCATTTTAATCCTGCCAGAATAAGCTCATTTCTTTCGGCTACGTTGTCAAAATTGCCAGTCAAAGTATAAGTATGTCCATTATAGCCGACAGTTCTATCGTCTACCGTGAACGAATACGCACCGTACTCCAAAGCTAGAACATGCGTCGAAGTCTTGGTTATCTTGTCTGATAGCGTCCGGTCATTGCTTGAGGCTGTCCAGATATTCGCTTTAACCAAAGTAGTCGTGCTTGTACTTGTTGTAATACCGCCCAGGCCGTCGGAAGTTTCCGAATACCTAGTAATTGTCACGGCGTTAATAAGGTTAAGCATATCGCCAAGCATTAGTTAAGCCTCGCAATGCAATAAGGCGTCAATCCGTCAATCAGGTCTTGCGGATACCCGAATGGCGTTGCTGTCTTCCCGGTATTGATTCCATTTCCAAATGTCTCACTAAACGGCCCGAGGGTATGCGACTTGACGCCCGATGTCTGTTTCTTTCTGTCATCGTAATCGTACTTGACCATCTGCGCGGCAGTATAGGCAATCGCTGCCGGCCACTGTACAACACTGATAAGAATTGACCTGGCAGACGGCTCGGCAATAAGTACATCGGTCATCGTCAAGGTTACGGTAGATACCGCCGAGACTGTCTTATAGCCGTCATTGCGGTATGAATTATAGATATAGACTTCATCGGCAACGGCGAAGCCTTCATCGGCAAAGCTATTCGGGCTGGTAATTGTTCCGGCAGTCGCGTCAAAAACAACAGTACCTTGCAAGTACATACCAGTCACAAAGTAGTTATTAGTGATTAAGTTAATCCGCTCTTGCACAATCGGTATAAGCCCGCTGGCTGAAATAGCCGTGACACCGGTTGATATGTTAGTAAATGCAGCGACTTGTGTAGCCGTTACGATTGCCATTTATGCAGTCCTGTAGTAATACGGCATATTGATAACGGTATTCGATGTCGCTGATACTGTCGTGACATTAACAAGATATTGCTTTGCTGGCTCTAATAGCCATTCATTTCTCTGTTCTACGCCACCGCCAGTAGTCGAATTAGGCTTACCAGACGTACCAATAATATGAGTTTCTAAAATAGTGCCGTATGTCGTAATCGTCGGATTTGCTACAATCGTAGCCGGATTTGTAATTGTGCTATTCAGATTGTTATTATAAGCTGTCAAGGCAGAGCCTACGCTTGCGCTGCATTGGCTAAAAGTCCATGTCGCAGCCTTGTCACATTCTACGCCAGCTACAAAATGTATATACTTTCCAGTCGTAGCAGCCGGTGTCGTAATCATTACTGAAACTACAGAGCTTGCCCCAATAACTTTATTGTATGTAACCGTAAAATGAACACCATCATGAATAGCGCCATGTACCGGCTCAATTATCAAACGATTTCCGCTAATCGGGTCAATCGGTAAAATCTCATTTGCGTTAGAATCCAATAAGCCCATAGCGCACCTCCATGAAAGGCGGGAGCCTAAGCCCCCGCCAATTGTTTAGCCGGTAATCTGGAACGGCCCCTGGATAGCATCAATGGTACAGGTACAAGTACCGGCAGAACCGTCGATGCGCTGCATTTCAATAATCAGCGTTTGCGCGCTGGCATTAAGGAAACGGGCAGACTCAAAGCCCTTGCCGCCGATGTAAACACCAACAGCAGTACCTACGGTTACGGTAAGAGTACCAGAGCCGATAGCAGAATAGGTTGAAGTACCAGCCCTGATGGTCGCCATAGCGCCGGCACTGGTCGCCTCATTCTTAATCCTAAGCACCATCGAGCTAAGGTCAATTTCTCCGCCGGTCGGCCCGCTGATAGTGCAAATATCACCGGCCGCAGTGGCAAAGGCATTGTCAGTGATAGCAGTACCAGTAACAAGTACGGTACGCGCAGAAATAGCAATACTAGCCATATTTTCCCCCTTGCCTTACGCGGTCTTAGTGCAGGTGCAGTACACGAGAGCTTCAGGCTTCACAACCTTGGCACCATAGATATAAAGACCACGGATAGCATTGTCGAAAGTCGTCTCGCGCTGGAACATCGGCTCGATCTCGGCCAACTGACTGGCAAAAGTGATCGCGTCATTCGTACCAGCCATAACAGCCGCATCGGTACCAGCAGTAGCCGCATACAGGTTATTGGAAACGAAAATATCGAAGCCATTGATAGAACCTACAAAACCATTGCGCAAAACGCCATCATCGGACAGCTTCGGAACGGCGGTCGGCAACACGGCACCGGTAGCAGCCTGCCAGAGTTTCTGATGATACCACGGCGGGATGACCAGCCAGCGGCCGGCGCTCGGCACGTTATTCTCATCAAGGGCAAGCGCGAAATCCGAGATATTAACCAATACGTTACCAGCTGAAACGCTGGCGGCGGTAATCATAGTACCGGCGCTGGCGTAGTGGCTGAATACAAACTGATCGACGGTATCAGCGACAGCGTAGGCCGCTTTTTTCATCAAGCCGGGAATGGCTTTCGGGCTATTCTGCACCATGTCGATCTTGTCCACGCTGACGGCAAAATACTTCGCCTGGTCAACATAAAGAATCTTCTGTGCGGAGTTAGGAGACTGATACGACAATGTAGCGCCATGCGTATAGTCATTGACGGTTACATCGCCATACTCGTTAATACGAACAGACGAACCCTGGCCGGCGATTTCACCCTGATAATTAGAATTGGTGATACCACGGGCCACCAAAGTCTTATAAAACTGATCAAGGTATCCATTCGCCCAAATACTCGGCGTAAAATTAGACAAACCCATATTTTCCCCCTGTACGTCTCTCGACGTTCAATTAAAAGCCTACTGCCTCACGACGTTGGCTAGCGCCCCTGGAACTTCCTCTCCATACTGCGCCAATCATCCGGCCATTGCTGTGCCGGCTCTTGTGTCCCAGCAGCCGGCGGTGTAGAACCTGCCAGCTTCGCTTGCACCCGCTTGCCAACCTCGGCCTCAACCAGTTTGGTAAACGTGTCCAGTCTTTCGGTCAATTCCTGTTCGCTCTGCCCATTGATGAAATCCGAAAACTCCATCGGCACATTCTTCTCGCCCATAAGCTTTGCTTTTGAAAGGCGCAACGTTGCATCGGCCACCTCTCTTGACTTAGCCTCAAGCTCGGCTTTCTGTTTGGCGAACTCGAACTCGGCCTTTTCCTTCTCCGTCATCTTTTCTTTTTTCAGCTTTTCAACTTCGGCCTCAAGCTCGGCTTTTCGTTTAGCCGCTTCCTGGTAGGCCTTGTCACTGCCAGCCTGCGCCTTTTTAATTGCTTCAAGCTGCTCTTTCAAAACGTTCGCGTCAACCGCTGTATCCTGGGCCGGCATAACCGTCTCGGCTACTTTAGTTTCTACTACATCGCTCATTGTCTCTCCTTATCCAAACAGCTTCCGGCCTTTTTCCCATTCGCCGTAAGTCTGATATGGTATAACACCATCATCTCTCGAGCGCCGCAATATCGGCCCAAAGTCTCCCTCTCCACCAAGCTCAAAACGCGTCCGGCAGCGGCAGTTTATCCGCTCACCTGCTGACAGTTCCGGGTCGCCTGGATACCTGGCAGTAATTGCGCCACGAAAGTATCCATCGTCTCCACGC